GCGACATGGCCAATGGTTGCAATGCCCAGGCCATGTAGCCTGTTAGAAGCGCGCTCATAGGTTCTGTGTCAACAGGCACCCAGGGCACCCAGGGCACAGGGAGCGATCTCAGAACCCCGGCGTCGAAAACGTAGGGGTCTTTGATCGTCAAAACGATGTCAGCACCCACGCGCTGCGCGTATAGCCCCATATGGCCGCCGCGCATGTCCCCATTGCCCCCGATGAGTGAAATACCGCCGTATGTCATGGCTTGCCCGCGATAGGTCAGTCCATAGACAATCACCTCATGTCCCGCCGCTTCCAGACGGGGTACCAGCAGCGCCACCTGCCCGCCGTAACTTGACGGTTCCATCGGCGGATCGCTGACGACAAGGATTTTCATAGCCATCTCCCCAGGCACACCCCCAGATACGTGGCGGCAGGCGGCGGGGGAACCGCTTTTCAGGCGCGCGTCCCTAGCCGCCACGTTGTGATTTCAGCTCGCCACTTCAGCAGACGAGCCAGCAACAAAAGCGATCCCGTCGTTCTCCGTGTTGGAGACAGGCGCGCTGTACGGGTCCGAAAGGACGGCGAATGCGGTGACGACTGTCTCAGCAGCGGGACTGATATGTAGCCCCACGTAGGAGTACCCGCTGCTGAGCTTGTCAGCGAGCACCTCGACAGATCCGCCGAAGCCGTCATGATCGCCTGCCGTGAACGTGCCGGCGTAATCGTTGCCCAGCGACTGGGCATTCGCGCCTGCTGCGCTGGTCGCCTCATACGCCTGCACATCCACGTCACCGCCGAGATCGTCATCCACCCCGACCAGAAAGGTCAGGCGGCGGAAGCCGACCATATTTTGCCAGTTGGTGTAACCCGCCGCAGCCATACTATGCGGGCTGCCAACCAACCGAATTGCGTTGTTCTGATTGAACGTGCGCATCTCATCTCTCCCTATTCAAGTTCCAGCAAGTCCATCAGGACTACGCCGGTTCCTGCACGTCCGTCAGCACTTCAATCGATTCGGGATGCCGCAGCACCACGTCCATGCGCAGGATTGCGCGAATCCAGGTCTGGTCGGTCTGGAACGCCGTGCCAGCCTCAGCCGAAGCCAGGATTTCGAGCGACTTGCGCAGCCCGACCACAACGTCCTGCCACTGACCGAAGAACATGCGGGTCTCGCTGCTCGCGTCGGCCTCGATGACATTCGTCGTGTGCCAGGGATAATCAAGCAGCGTCGCGGGCGGAGCGCCAGCAATCGCCTGCTGGTAGGGGCCAGGCCCGGCGAAGATCAGGTTGCCAGCGGTGTCTTCGAGCATCCGCAGCGCGTGCTTCTCGCGCGGACTGAAGACCCAGGCCCACGTCGGATTCTTCGCCACGTCCTCGACCTCGATGCGCTTGATGGCCGCAGACAGGGCGGCGTAGGTCGGAGCCGCGTTGAGCGCAGTTGCCGTCACGCCGGCGCCCAGGATGCCCAGCGGTTCGCCGCCAAGCCCTGTGCCTTCAAGGATGACGCGATCCATCTCCTCAGCCGCCGCCCGCGCGATGTCCTCGCGGATGAGCGCGTCAATGGCCGGGTCGCTGTCTTCCAGCAGTTCGTTGCTCAACTGCACGAGCACGGCCATCTTCTTGGCGACGAGCCGCTTTTGGCCAAACGTCGGTTGCGACGCGGGAATATTCTCGCTCTCGCCGACCCACGACACCGAAGCCCCGCCGGTCTGCGACGGGATGGTGACCGTGGAGCTATTCAGCGGGAACTGGCGACAGAGCGGCAAAACAACCGTCTCTTTGCGCAGCAGTTCGATGATCTGGTTCGTGTGCTCGACACGCACCAGGAAGCCGCCCGCAGTGTCGGGGTCAATGCCAAGCGCCTTGTGCTCGGCCTTGATGCGGGTGTGGTAGCGTTCCAGAACGTCCCACCGCTTCTGGGTGATCGCCTTGATCCATCCACCGAGCGTCGGCGGACGGTCATCACGCTGAAGATTCAGGTTGACGTTCTTTCGCGTCAACACGCCACCCTGCGGCGTGTCTGGTAGCAAGTCGCGCAGCGCCTTCGCGACGGTCTCCTCGACCAGCTTGGGCAACTGCGCCGAAAGCGTTTCGGGGGGCGTCGCTCCGGCGGACGCCATAGACGGCTCCGGTTCCGGGGCCGGTTCGGGAGCCGCGACTGCGGACGCCACGAACTGGGTAAGCACGGCCAGAGCCTCATCCGTCCCCACACCCGCGATCTTGGCCAGTTCTTCGGCCAGCGGGCGCAGGGCCTCGGCGATCATGTTCTCGCCGTTTCCACCTTCCTCAGCCTGCTTGACGGCAGCCATGATGTTCTCGCGCTCCGCCTCGGCGTAGGCGCGGATCATGGCAAGCGCCGCGTTCTTGTTGATACTCATCTGTCTCTCCTGCTCATGTTGCTCAGTAGGTCCGTGCGAAGGAATGGACGGTTCGCTCTGCCTTCGAGCGCCCTCTACTGGCGGCTCCTCTCGCAGACTGTCTCCGTCCAGATAGTGTTTCAAAGTAATGCGCGTATTGCGCGGTTCGGCGGGCGCAGGTGTGGACGACATCTCCACAATCGGCCAATTCTTCAGCCAGCCATCATTCCGCCGTGAGACCAGATAGGACGAACTGCCGGATGACCAGTGCAGCACGCCCTTATTCACCAATTCGAGCACCTGCCTGGCCCATTCCTCATGAGTCTTAAGCTGTGCCTCGATCCACAGGCCCAGGTCGTCGAGCCTGACGGCATCCACAACGCCCAGAATATAATCGCGGGCATCATCGTCTTTGACCGCATCTGCGGGCAAGGGAGACATGGCGTGGTCATACAGCCAGGGCCAGGACACCGCGACCCGCTCACCTTTTGGCAACGAACGTGGCGGCAAAAAGAAGTTGGTCTCTGGCGTGAAGTAGTCGCCGTGTAGGTCGGTATGCTCCGCGTCGCCCCAGACCACTCCATATCCGCCGACGCGATGCTCGCCTAGCCACTTGATGCAGGTCAGCGCCCGCTCTCCGGCGTTTTTGCTGTCGCACTCTGCCCCTTTCACCGATTCACTCCAGGCCAGCCAGTCGGCACGCTCGGCGTCGGCAAGGCCGTCCCAGGATTTCCCGCTGCATTCGCTGTAGGCGATGGCGATGGCCTGGTCGCGCTCGTAGCTCTCGCCAAGTAAGTGGCGTATCTTGCGCGACACGCATTCCTGTAGTGCGTCTTTCGCTGTATTGCCCATGTTCACTTTTCCAACCAGCGGGACACGCCGCGGTCTATGCCCGTCGAGAACGCCTGCCGCACTCGCGGCGCGGCTTCCACTGCGAATTGCTGCAATGTCTTCCAGTTGCCCCTGTGGTACTGCGCTTGGCGGTTGCGGTCAATGACGTACTGCGCATAATCACGATTCGTGCCATAGACAACATCAGTGTTCGGCCCGCTCTGGCGCACCTCGTAAGTTAGCGACTTGATGAGTGTGCCCGTGCGTCTGTAGAAGCCGCTCAGCACCAGCACCTTGCGCCCATCCTTCTTCTTGTACGCTGCCTTCCAGCCGGGGAGCGCTTTGCTCTTGCCTTGCGCTTTGGCGTGCATCGTGCCCCACCACCAACGACGTTGCTTGTCCGTCCAATGCGGCGCCTGCGGCTGCGGGCGGCGTGGCGGTGGCAACTCAGAGCGCACTACTTCGTCAAAAGTCGCGCCGGCCAGCTCCGCCGCCTCCCGCAAGATGGCCTGCTGGTCGCGCTGCGCGAACTGCTCCAGCTTGCGCTGGTGCGCCCTCCACTCACCCAGGTCAATCTCTACATCGGCCATCAGTCCAACTCCACCACTGGCGCGAGGGGACAACGGCACCCTGGATGCGCCGGCGGGCGGTACAGTTCCCCCGTTTTGGGATCGCGCCAGCCCTCGCGCAGATTGCCGATGACGTTGTTCAGCCGCCTGCACAACGGGCAGACTAACTCGTCATTGTTCGTGCGCCAGCGCCCTTTTGTCACGCCAGCCTGTTCCCAGCGCATGATGCTACCCTCGGCGAAGGCCCGCGTGCTCTCGGTCTGGGCGATAAGCCGCGCCCGTTCCCGGCTGACAGCCCAGCGCACCTTCGCCGGCGACCAGCCCTGCGGAATGTCCATCTCTGGCAGCTCGCCCTCGATGAACTTGGCCAGGTTCTCTAGGCTGCCGCCCTTGTCGATCCAGTCCGCAATGGCCGTCCGGAACACGTCCAGCGTCGTCTCATTGATGCCGCGCACTAAGTCGGCGACGTAGCGGCGTGCCCACTCCAGCGCGGCCTTGTGCACCAGCGACCAGTCAATGGTCAGACTGGCTTTCGCCGGACGCGCCTGGGCCAGCAGTTCGTCCCCGCGCACAGAGCCAGCCAGGAACGCGGCCAACAGCGGGCCGAATTCGGCGTCGTTACCGACCAGCTGCGCCGCGAACTCATCCCCAGCTGTCTGTAGGGCTGCCTGCAGTGCCTGCTCTGTCCCACCCTGTCCCGCCTGGCCGAGCGCACGGGCCACGACGCCGGGCAACGACTCCGCATAGCCATCGAAGAATCTGGCGATTTGCTCGTAGATCGAGTCAATACCGCGCCAGAAGGTCTCAAACTCGGTGACCGAGTCGTCGTCCGCCTTCAGCGCCATCTCCGCCCGGTCGAACGCCCGTTTGACCCACTCGTCCGGCGCTGTCTCGCCGTCCCAGGCCTGCAAGTCCATGTGCAGGAAAGCCATCATCGCCCGGGGGATGTAGTCGCTCTCGAACGGTGCGTCGGCCCCCTTCTTGGCCGCCTTGCGTTGCCAGCGCTGCAAGTCCCCCAGTGCCTGGTCGCGCAACGCGCTGCCGGTCAGCGCCACGCCCCTGTCCGGGCCGACATTGCGCACGACCAGGTCAATCACCCCGCGCGACGGGCGCGCCTCGTCGCGGTCGCGCGGCGGGGCCGGCGCGGGCAACTGCGGAAAGCCGCCGAAGAAAGGCAGTACCGCCGGCTGCTGGCGAATCAAGTCGAACTGACCGCCCTCAATCTCCTGGCGGGCAACCAGCCGCCCGCCGATCAGGAACGCATCGACCGGCAGCGGGTCAAGACCCTCGCGCTTGCGCGCTTCGTTCAGACTCAGATATCCCGCCGCGACGCCGGCCTGGTTGCGCTGCGTGATTTCGAGCAGGTCTTCCTGTAGAGCCTGGACTTTGGACGTGTCCGCCTCGACATACGCTCCGCGTAGTCCGTAGCGCGGCATCAGGTGCTCATTGATCGTGTCCACCAGCATGTCGAGTTCCGGCAGCACGGTCAACGTGTGGAAGTTGGCGTAGTCCTGCTTGGCCGCGTACAGCGCTGGATCGGCGGCCTGGGCGATGCTCATGGGCACACCGAGCGCCGCGCAGATGTCGCGCCGCTCCTCCTCGCGCAGCTCGGCCATGGCCAGGTCTTTCAGCGGCGGCGTGACGGTCTTGAGGTCAAACAGGCTACCCTCCAGAATGGCCGTGCCGTGCGACTTTTCGACACCTCCGAAGCGCCGCCGCCACTCAGTCTGGACACGTTCCTTGTCAGGATCGCTCAGTCTATTCTGCGAGACCAGGATCACGTCGGGGATGGCCCCGTTGCGAAAGAAATACTCACTGAACGCCGAGATGTTGATAGTCACGCCCGCAGCCCGCAGCGCCACCGAGACCGGCGACTGGCCGCCCAGGTCATTGTCGGGCGCGTAGTCGCTGAACATGACCATCTCGTGCGGCTGCCATTGGGCGATGACCTGGCCATTGATGCGCTGTACATATCCGCGTATGCCGGTATGGTCGGCATCCACTTCGATGGTCATAGGGTTCAGCCGGCGCACCTTCGCCCGCCCCGTCGCCCTTTCCAAACCGAACGACCAAAAAGCACGCCCGAAGACCTGCAGATCGCTCTCCGTTTTGTACAGCAACTTCGAGTTGTGGCCCGAAAAAACGGTCGAGAGTGGATGTTCAGGCATCATCTCTGCGTTTGTATCTTTAATTACCAACGGGATAGCGGCCAGCGCGTGAGCGCGCACCCGCACGCAGCGGTAGACCCACACACTCAGGCGGTATGCCTTGACCAGGCCAGCAATGCTGCGCGGTAGGTCGAGGCTGTCAGCGTCGTCGTCAACTAGATCGAAGAACCGGTTGTAGAGCGGGCTGTTGGCCTTGACCGACTGCACGCCGTCCGGCCCAACGCTGTATAGATACACGCTGCGGGCCGGAGTCTCGTTTCCGATGAGCCTGCGCAGGAACGCCATGTTTTGCCTTATACGAATGAAATGCCCAGCCCGCCATACTGCGCGCCGTACCACGCCAGTGCTAGAGCGATCACCGTGTCGTCATGCCCACCCGCCGGTGCCGCGTAGCCGGGTCTCCCCGTGGTATGATTCAGCGTCATGGTATACGCCTGCAATTCGTTTGTTTGTACTACGTGCGGCTGAAGGGCTAGCTCCCCCCGCTCAATTGCCAGCGCAAGGCCCTCAATCAGGCGCGGCTTAGATTGTGCCGTTGTTGTAAATGGGCGCACGGATAGCCCCGCCCGGCGCAGTTGCTCGACAATCGGCTCCCCCATTGCATTCACTTCAGCATGAACGCGCACCCTCGTTGCCCCGCCCCAGCGATCCACCAGTGCATATAGTCGCCGCTCTTGGAGCGCATAGTCAATGCGATTGAAGCGATCCATGTCTACCTGCTGATTACAGTCCGCACAGATGGCGCTCAGCACTGTGAAGTCTACCGACTTGCCCCAGTCCACCCCGACAACGATACGGTGCCCAGCGTGCGCCTCATAGCAGGCAGGAAGGGGGGCACTCGCCGCCGCCAAAACCCCACGAAAGACCGCCCCCGCATCCTCAAGGAACTCGGCAAGGTACTCTTGCCTAAACACGCGCTCTGGCAACTGCTGACGCGCGGCTTCAATTTCGGCGGGCGAGATATGGGGATTGTCCGCCGTATGGTACTGCCAAGACGACCAGTCAGGATATGCGGCGTCCTGCCCCCGCATCCACTCACGCCAAAACCAGTTACGCCCGCGCGGGGTACCGATAAACAGCGCGCGCCCAAGTTTGTCTGTCAGCGCCGGGCGCAAGTCCTGCAACCAGGCAGTCTCTGGCACAACACCGGCCTCGTCAATCACCAGAAAGTCTAGCCCCTCGCCGAGCAACCCCGCCCCCGTGTCTGCCGTCTTGAAGCCGATAAACCCGCCGCCCGGAAAATGAACCTCGCGTACACCCTTCTGAACGTCAACGCCAGGAACGCCATGAACGATACCCATCATCACCCGCCAACCACGCCTGGTCACTTCGTAGGTCGGGGCAACCCACCAGACGACCTTCCTATTGGCCGCTTCTCGCACCGCCTCCCCCGCCGCAACGTGCGTCTTGCCAAAGCGCCGGCCACAAGCGGCAACCCTGAAACGGGCAGGAGACGAGATGATTTCACGCTGCGCCCTGAATGGCGGGGGAAGCGTAACGTTAATCGTCGTCGCCGTCAACGCTGTCGCCCC